CAAAGCCATAACATAAGTTTGCCAAATAATCATTTTCATTACTGAAGCCTTATCGCTATCATATAACTCTTGGTAATAACCTGCTAAGGTGTTTGAATTGTAATCGTTTCTCAGCTTAATCATCAAAGCCGTTCCAAGTACATTCTGTGCTGCTAAATCTGTGGACTGAATTACCAAAGGTTCTAAAAGTCTTGAATCAAAGTTTTCTGTGATTCCTAAGTAAAACTTTAAGTCATCTAATCCAATAAGTAAGGGAATTGTTACTGCCATTTTATAAAATTTATTTAGGATATGCTCCTTGATTTGGCATATCTTTAGGTGCTATTTTACTGTCTTTATTTCCTCTTGGATTTGGTTTATAGCTGCTTGGAATACTGCTTACCTCTTCTCCTTTGCTAATATACTTTTCAGTTTTGTCTTTCATTCTGTAAAGTTCTTCTTGCCAAAAATGACCACATTGAACTCCACCTTTAAATTTAAACAAATCGTATGATTGACCTTTATGCCCAAATGACTTATTAACTCCATCTCTTGTAGCTTTGTCAATATCCTCTAAACGATAAACAACTCCGTTTGCTGTTCTTCGCATCATTGACTTGCAAAAATCTCTGCTATTTCCTGAAGAATATTTTTCTTGATAACTGTAACGAACCTTGTAAAAGGATTTATCTAAATAACTAAATCCATTCGGTTTGCTCTTAATAAAGTCTGCTAAACGCTCAATAGATGACTTCTTAGGCTTTATCAAACTGTTTGCCCAATCTTCTATGCTTTCTCCGTTTGCCTCTCTTACATCAACTAATTCCCACTCGTCAAAGTTTATCTTTTCACCTTCTAATGCATCAAGCATTTGCTCATCGTCAAAGTCTTTTTTTTTTAACTTTTCTTTGTCAATTTCTTTGAGTTTATTTGATGCCCATTCAATGCCTGAAGTTCCACCCCAAGCATCCCACATTAAACCTCCGCAACCTTCTGAGTAAGGAACGTCTTTATTTTGTTGGTGTCTTTTAAAAGAAGCCATTCTTGCAATGGTATCTCTTGAAATATTTTCGCCTTTAGCTAATTGGTTTGCTCTGTTCTTTCCTGTTGCTTCTCCACAACTTCCCCATCCGTTTTTCTCTGCCCAATCCAATGCTCTTTGTGCATTGTTACTTGCTGACTTCGGATAATCGTTGTAAGATAATTCTATTGTAGAAAGGTTTTCTTGAACTTGCTCCTCAATTTGTAACCAAATATTTGCTTCGCTTTCGCTAAATCCGTAACCACTTTGAAGCATCAATTTAGCTTGTGGTTCTGTCAGTTCCCCTTTTCCATACTTTCGCACTATTCTTTCAATCCCTTGCATCTGTCTGCCTGTCAAATTCTTTACAGAATCATTAACAGTTAATTCTTCTTCAACTACCTCTGTATGAACTTCCCCATCCATTACGCTTCCATCAGGCATTATATGAGTAGGCTTTTCTTTAACTTCTTTAAACCTTACATCTTCACATTCTAATTCTGCAAATATTGGACTTAGAATTTCAAGGATTTGCTCCCTTCTTGGAATGATTATCTTCTCCATCAGTCGCTCAGTAGCAAATGCAAGTTCTTCAGTTTCCGAAGTGAATCCCGAACCTTTAGAATTTAACCCACTAATTAAATTAGCTGATGGTATTCTGTGAGCCTTTAAGATTCCAATCTCAGCAGTTTCATATTGGTTCTCATAAATCTTATCAATGCCTGTTAAGTTAGGTGTTGAAAAGGTTGGAGCATTACCACCTTGTCGGTAAAAGGTTGTTATTACCTTACCTGCGTTTGCTGCTCCTGTTGTTTGGTTTTGCGTTTCAACCGAATCTTGTTTGTCAATCTCCGAATCTCCGCTTGTTTCTTTGCTGATAATCATTGAAGGGAACATACCATTCTGCGCTCCGTGATTATGCATCATATAAATCGCAATTTCTAACTCAATAGCATCTGCTGCTGAAAGGTATTTAGGTCTACCGTAAGGTGTGTTAAAAGTTCCGCTATCGTAATAGTATAGAAGTGACTTTGCTTCTTGGTTATTGTAAGAATTTATGTATGTGTTTTTATAGTTATAAATTGGACTTTTAGGATTCCAATCTTCCTTATAGCTAAATCTGCAAGGATAACCATCCTCCAATTCTACTACTCTGAAATGTGCTACATTGATATTTTCAACCGCTTTGATTTCCATTAATGGATTTCTGCGAATCTCTAAGCTAAGACTTTCCTGAACTAATAAACCTGAAGCAATAGAAAGTAAGTTTTTCTTTTTAAAGAACTCCTGCAATTTTGCATCCTTTTCTTTATCATCACAGGTTAATCCTAAACCAACAATTTGTTGTGCCAAATCATCAATTATACATTGGTGCGTTGGACTATTGTTGTAAAGTGAATTTAGGTAGTTTGAAAAAAGGTTGTCAAACGCATTTGGATAGTAGGTGCTTAACCTTCTTTGTCCTTGTATTGCGTTAGTCTTATATCTTGATAATTGAATCTTCATTACGCTAATGTGAAATCTAATGTATAATCAAAGGAGTTATTAGTATCTGTATCTTCTAAGAATCTAACTACTCCCTTTTTTAAATCCACATCTGTTTGCGATATGGTATAAAAATAGGTATCATCTATCAATTGAGATGTATCTGCTACATCTAAATCAAAGGAATAATACCCATCGCTTATGGTTGTGATAACTGAAGAAAAAACAAGCTGACTTCGTGAAGGACTATCAAGCGTAATTGTAATTGTATCACCAACTACGTTACTCTGATTTAGCCTTACTCTTATCGGACTTACCTGATTCTTCGTTATCGTTATCACTTACCTTTTTCTTTTTTGGTTTTGGATTCTGTAAAATTACTGATTCTAATTCAGGAAATTTTAGTATCACCCATTCAATATCTTTAAAAGTAGTAGCATCCGAAATCTCGAATGCTACTCTTTTGTATTGGTATTTACCTTTTTTTAGAACCACTTTTTTTGGCTTTAGTTTCTACTTTTGGTAATTCCAAACCCATCAATTTATACTGAGCAATTACCTTTTCCTTATTGGTAATATATGATTTTAATTCAGGATTATTCTTCAGAAACTTTTCAATTTCCGTTTTTTTTGTTTTGGCATCTATAATCAACTTAGATTTAGAGCCTTCGTAATTCCCGAATAAATACATAATTAAACAGGTTCAGTTATTGCAAATGCAGCACTAAATTCTGCGAAGTCAACCATTGGCATTGGTGCAGTAGCTTCTTCCATCAAGGTCAAAGTGACTCCTTTAGCATCTGATAAAGCAGTTCCTGAAGTACCTGCATCACTACCTGTTGCTGAACAACCTCTTTCGTTGCCCATATACGTATAGCTTCCGTTTACCCATTTGATTAAAACTTCCGTTCTACCTTTTACCAAGTTTTCAGTCAAAGTAGAAATTGAAGCATCATACCCATCCAACTTAAATTCTAAGTTTCTGTCATATTTGAAAGCATTAGAAGTAGCATCTGAAGTAATAGGTGTCGTAACTGTTGAAGTATTAAATACAGGCTCAACGTGATACGCAGGAACTAACGAACCTGCGTTTGTAATTGTCAATGCTCCGTTTGTGATACTAAAAACAACTTCTGAACTTTTTCTCGCTTCGTGGTCTATAAGGTAGATTGAATCAATTCCTGAAGGAGTTGCACAACCTCTTTTGTAGGCACTTAATGTTAATGTACAAGACATAGTTTTTGTTTTAGTAATGAAGGGGAATGAACTTAATCATTCCCCAAAAATATAAATTATGCTGAAGTGTCCTCGTAAGTAACCCAATCAGTTGTAACTGCTCCTGCTCCGTATCCGAAGTTCCCGAAGATGTTAGCTTGATTTTTCAAGTTATCTCTTTGGTCAATTACGTCTAACGAAATAATATCATTTGGTGCAGATGGTAAACCTATTCCTAAGTTGGAAGTCTTACCAAGTACCGCCCATCTTGAATTTAAGTTTGGTACTACTTTGATTCCGAATCCACCGAAGTTAGTTGGCTCACTTGACAATACTGCCATGTTTTGAGTTTGTAAACTTCTTCTGTAAGCCCATGCCGTAGCAGGAGATACGTGGAAGAATACATCTTGTTGCTCGTTTAACAAAGCAGTTGGAATAACATCAACCATTGCGTTGAATCTTGCTTGAATTGTTGTAGGGTCAACTAATGAATTAGCACCTGAAAGGATTTGACCTGTTAATGATGCAGCAGTTAGCTTGTCATTAATTAATTTACAGAATCCGTTAATAGTTGCCGTAGGGTCACCTGTTGCTCCTGCGTTAGAACTCCATAACTCGCTTTCTACAACTTTTAAAGCCTTCTCTGAAATGTTTGAAACCATTGCTACTTTCAACTCCTCAGGAATACCCATTGCGTGAATGTTAGCTACTGCATCTTTCCACTCGGTGTTCTTGAACAAATCGTAAGGTAATGGTAGGTTAATTGACTTTTTGTCAATCGTAAACTCAGTATCGCTGATTGCTGCTGTACCTGCTTCTGAAGGAGCTGCTGCATACGCTTGAACGATGTCTGTTCCTGTTGTCATTTCCCACATTGAGAACTTATCTCTTGTGCCTTGTATTTGCTTAATTCCAAAACCTGCATCAAAAGATGCTGCTTGTAATACTGCTTCCAAAAATACTTCCTCTACTCTGCTTATCGAGTCGGAAGCCTGTGTAATAGTTACTGCCATTTTTTAGTAATTTAATCTGTTGTTAAAATAATTTGCAACTGAACTTCCGCTTTCGTTGCTTAGTTTAGTGATTGATTTTGGTGTTTCGTTTGACACCTTTGATAATTTTTCTGTGTTTAAGTTTGTTGCTTTTTCAAGGCTTGAAAGTGTTTCTTTAACAGAAGCTAACTCAGATTTCATTTCTTCGTTTTCTTTCTTCATTGATTCAGCAGCCTCAACTTGTGCAGCAACTGCATCAACTAAAGTGTCAATTAATGCACTTACGTCTTCTTTGGCAACTTCTTTTACTTCTTCAACAACTTCTTCTTCCATCATCTTTTCTTCCTTGTCTTTCATCAAGTCTTCAGCCTCAGTCATTGATACTAAAACACCACCTTCAATAGTGATTGTTTTACCATCTACTTCAAAAGAACCTTCAGCAGGAATAGTCATTGCTTCGTCTGAATAGACTTTAGCCCCTTCTTCAAAAGATTCAGCGTAAATTAATACTCCTTCACCAACATCCATAGATGCCAATTCAGTTTTTTTGCTCGGCAATAATTGTCCGAGTTTCGTTAGAATAGCATCTAACTTTACATTGGTATTACTCATTTCTGATTTATTTAATTGTGTTAATTCGTGGTTCATATCGGCTTCAACCGAAATTCCTTTATAAGTTCCGTCTTTAATCTTTGCCCAAACATCATCATTTGAAATGTATGTTCCCTGCATCCAAGTTTTCGCAGGTACTTTAAATCCTAACTCAGTAGCTTTGTCATTTAATGGATTTTGAACAATCCAATTCTCTACAACATCAACACCTTCCAACTTTTGGTTTTCGTTGTGTTCGCTATTCCATTCGCCTAATGTTACCTTTTTAAGCATATAATCTTTGGCAATTTCTTCTATCGTATCTCCTGAAAAATAAATTTCGTATGGGTCGCCTGCATCAGATACTCTTGGAATAATTTTGTCAGGAATTAGCACAGGCGAATAAATCATTCGCTTTTCGTCTTGAACAGAAAGCTGAATTGGGTAATCTTGTTTTGATAAAAAGATAAAATCCGTTTCGATTGCAGGGCTTTCAACCAATGCAATTCGGAATACAGAACTCTCTAACCAATCCTTTTTCTTTAATTCGAATCGTTTCATTAATGCAAAATTAAATAACAATACAACCTTTATTTGTATTGTTTCCTTGCTTTGCTTATTTTTGCGTTATGGCAAAACCAATAAAATACTTTTTGGACTTGGAAATACTTAGGAAGGTTGAAGTCTGCGAGATGATAGGTTGTTCATTAAGAAGCATTGACAACTATGTTAAGAAAGGATTGCCCATTCACAAACCTGTAAATGCAGCACCTTACTATTTAGCTTCTGAAGTTTACGAATGGATTAAAGAAAACTAAAGTTATTATTACTTCCCAATCTTCACAAGGTCATCAACCCTATTGTCTAAGGATGCAGAATCTTTGATGTCCTGCTGAATTACTACTGCTCTAACTGAACCAAATCCATCTCTTCCACCTACTCCTTGATTTATTGCATTAAAGTTTGGTATTCGTGGAGTTTCTGTTGATGGTCTTGCACCTCCGCCAACTCCGCCAACTGAACCACCTGCACCTGCTGAACTTATGTTCTTTGCCCCTGATATTCCTGCCGCTGTGATTGATGCAATGTTTAACCCTGCCCTAACCTTTGTAAGTACGTTTGCAGCAGTTAATTGTGCTGCTCCTGCTGCTCCTGCTGTAACTGCATTTAAAGGGTTTAACGCTGCTGCAACTGCATTTGCCGATAATTCTTTTCCTGCATTTACTATAACTCCTGCGATTGCCGAACCTTTTTCAAGTGCTAAAGCAGCTAATGCAACCTGTTTATTTTTACCTACAATTTGGTTTAAAAATCCAACAGTTGCATTAGCAATAGCAAATTCTTTATTTTGCAAATCTTCTTTTGCTGCTGCTATTGTTTCATCTATTGCTTTTTGTTCTTCAGC